GGATTGGCTCGCAGCCATTCCTGAGTTCGCGGAGTATATTGCTCCAGGAATTTTTCTTCCAACTCTGCTTCGCTCGGTTTACGCAGCTCGGTCTTGCGGTCCTTGTTCACTTCAATCTGCGATTCGAGTGCAGCCTTGCCGTTCTCAAGCTGGACCATATAGGCTCCGGCTTTCGCAATTTCAGTCTGGACTCTGGCGGCGATTTTGTAATCGCCTTCTTCCATCGCCTTCGCATAATCGTTTTCGAGCGATGTTTGTTTCGCGGTCACTGCCGCGATCGCGTTCGTTATGTTGGCATGATCGGCGGCTTGCTTTTCGCTCGCGAACTTCAGGGCTTCGGCACCCTTTTCATCGCGCTCTTTTTCCGCAGCTTGGCGAAGCTTCTTTTCCTGCTCCAGCCGAGCCTGATAGCCTTCGACCTGCTTCTTCAGACCGGCAATTGGGTCTTCTTCGTCTTTCTCTTTTTGGAATTCTTGGTCATTGGTCTTTCCTTTCGCTGCATCGATTGCTTTTTGAACGTCAAACTCTTCTTCACCTTTTGCTTCCGGCTTGGAAACTTCAGGCTCTTTCAGTTCAACAAGAACTGAACCGTCTTCTTCAATTTCAGCCATCGTGGCCACTCCTTCGCCCTAAGCGCTAGGGCGGAACATTGTTAATAAATACTATCCGGCGATTTCAATTTGCCGCGAACGTGGACTTCTTCCATTATGCGGCAATGGTGATTGTTGATGTTCAACTGCCAACCATCGCTGACGCGGTAGAAAACCCAGTCACCAACTTCGACATTCTGGCCATGGAATTTGTTGCGTTCATCATCCATGAAGGCGAGCGGGCCTTTCATCAAGACCAGACCGGCTTTGCCCTGGTAAACATCTTCCTTGCGGGTTTGATTTGGCAGAAAAACGCCAGAAGCCGTTTTCTCCGGTCGAACGTAAGTGCCGACCAGGATTTGATTGTGCATCAGCGTAATGCCGCTCAAATCGCCAACGGCTTTTCGGACTTCTTCTTTTGGATCACTTTCGTGAACCATCTTCATTGCAGAGCCGGATTTCATTCTTTCAGCCTTTCTCTCCAAAAACTTCTTTCGTTGTTTGATCGAACAACTGTTCGATGTCGCGGAGCGCGGAAATGTATCCGCACTTGTGTTTGTAATCGTCCCAAGTCAAGGCGCGGCCTGCGCCGACTTGATCGATTTTTTCAGACATGATCCTGCGGACTTCAGCGCGAACTTTTTCGAGGATGTCTGTTTCGTAGGACATTTATCCTGCTTTCTTCTGCAACTCGATCTTTTCCAGGCGGCCTTCGCCGGAACCTGCGCCAGCATCCATCTTCACGCGACCGCCTTTGGCACGCATTGGTGGCATCGGCATTCCAGGACCAGCGCCACCCGGAACCGGAGGCAATGGCGGACGAGCCATCGGAGGCGGCGGAGAACTGGCCGCGATCGGCGGCAACGGCAGCGCCGGTTCTTTATCCGGCTGCATGATGTTCACAGTGACGTTCGTTTTGCCTTTGCCGTTCACTTTGCCGCCGCGAGCATAGGCTTCTGCCTTGCCGCCAAGCTTCAATGGTGTCAGCGGCTCGCCTTTGTGCAACTTCTTTTCATGCTTGTGGACGGCTGCCTTCACGCTTTTGCGGTCCAGGCGCTTCGCAGCTTTCTTGCCAGTCACGCGACCGCCGGTCTTACGGGTCGGCACAGCCTGCTTGTTGACGCGCGGCTCATCGTTCTTGAGCGATGCGGCATATTTCGTCGCTTCACTCGCAACCGGATTATTGGATGCGGAATATTTTCCGAGTTTCGCTTTCTTGGTGGCTTCGGCTTCAGTTTTATAGGACATTGGGTGCCCCTCCGTTCAGCCCGGCAGCAACAGGCGGCGGGGCATTGTTTGTATCGATCAACTTCCTTCCTGTGCCGGTCAACGCTTCTTCAGCGACACCAGCACTTTCTGGATGGATAATCAGGGATGTGGCCATCTTCAACAATTCAATGGCCTCTTTCGATTCGCGATCTTTTTGTTTTTCGGCGGCATCTATCAACTGGCCTTGCAGCTTGATCTTTTGGTCGCCTTCCTTGACCTTCAG